CTTTTTATGTGTTCCGTTCTGTTCATGGCTAAGTAACCTTGCTCTATCAATTTTGGACCCAAGGGGTACCGTTAATTTTAATTTCCAGCGTTTCGTCTAGCAGATGCATGCGCTCTATGATCACCTGGCAGTACTTGGGGTCTAGCTCCATGCCGTGGCAGATGCGACCGATCTGGTGTGCGGCTACCATGGTGCTTCCTGACCCTAGGAACGGATCCGCTACTAGCTCGCCTGAGACGGTGCTGTTTTTAATTAGTAGTGCCATCAGGGTGATTGGCTTCATGGTAGGGTGGACGTCGTTACGTCTGGGTTTGTCTTGGCGCATGATTGTTCCCTGGGCGGATTGGAACTCCTGGAGGATCTTTAGCATGTCCTCCTTTTTTAGGGTTGATAGGTCTACCTCATTCTCAAACACGGTGTCGTGGGTTCGCTCGTCTATAAAGTAATGGGCTGCGCCTGCCTTCCATCCGTAGAGGATTGGCTCATGTCGCCACTGGTAGTCTTGGCGTCCTAGCACTAGGGCGTTTTTTACCCAGATCAGGCATTGCTTTAGCAGCAGACCGCTATTGGTAAACGCTTGGCGGAAGGCCACCCCTACGTTGTCGCTGTGAAAGACGTACCATGCTCCGCCCGCTTTGGTTAGCCTAGCGAAGTTTTGGAAGGCGTCTTGGAGGAAGTTGTAGAACTTGTCGTCTGACATTTTATCGTTCATAATCTTCATTCCGTTGCTGCCTTCGTAGTCCACGTTGTAGGGGGGGTCTGTGAGTACCATGTCCCAGCGCTTGCTGTCGGCTAGCTTTTCTGCGTCGTCGGGTTTGGTGCTGTCGCCGCAGACAAGGCGGTGTGGTCCTATTTCAATTACGTCGCCTGGTTTGACGATGCTTTGGATATCTTCTGGTATTTCGTAGTGGTCGTCCTGGGCTTCGCCGTCCTCCAGTTCCTCTACGGGTAGGTCTAGTCCCCAGTCGTCTAGGTCTTCTGCCACCCACTCGTTGGCGAGCACGTCCCAGTCCCACTCGCCAAAGCCTACGTTGTCTTTGATGATAAACTCAGCCTTTTGCTGCTCCGTGAGCTGGTCTGCGACTATGATTGGTATTTCCGTAAGTCCTGCCTCTATGCATGCCTTAAGGCGCATATTCCCACCAAGGACCACCATGTCGCTGTCTACCACGATTGGGCGTAGGTTTAGCATTTCAGGAAAGTCCTTGATGCTTTTCACTAGCTTTTTGAATTTGTTGGCTGTGATTGTGCGCGGGTTTTTAGGGTTGGGCTTTACCAACCAAATATCAACTTTTGTCATTTTTGTCTGTTTTGATAGTTTACGTCGTGGATGCTTTGCAGCCAGTCTTTGATGTCTTTGCGGTCGCCGTACTCCACATGGCACTTACGGCAGAGGCCCATTAGGTTTTCTATCGTATCAGCAATTTTGCTTCCGCCCATGCCACGAGATTCTATGTGGTGGATGTCCACGGCCTGGGATGCGCACACCTCACACGGGATCCAGTCCGTCGTGTCATAGCCCATAGCCTGAAGGTAGACCTTGGTGTGCTTTTTCATTTCAGGAAGTTGTAGTAGCAGAGGTCTTGGTCTATGGCGTCCACAGATCCGTATCGGGCTAGGTTTTGAGCAAAGATGCCGTCGGCATCGTATGCCTCGGTATAGCGCATCCCTAGCTGAGGGCGGTACATGTAGCTCGCTGTATCTACTTTTTCTGGCGCTGGTTCTGTCGTTGCCTTAAGTCTTCGGCCCTGGTTCCAGTTTACCAAGACCGCGCTGGTGTTCATTAGGTCTTGGATGCGGGGCGCGAGCGCTGGGTGGAATATGTTATCGTCGTCCAGCATGTACACCCAGTCTTTGTCTGTAAAGGATTCCTCGTAGAGGTCTAGGAACTCGTTGCGCAGCGTGTGGCCCCATGATCCAGTGCGCAGGCTGTAGATGCTTACATCTGACGGGCTTGTATAGAAGCCTTTTACCGTGCGGTCAAAAAGAACAACCCAGGTCGCGTGGCCTGGTATTGTTTCGCTGATTCGCTTTAGGTTTTCTGGCCTAGAGCACGGCGTCACTATGTATAGCATCTTGGCGAATCTGGTTCATTTTATGGATTGTGTACGCTTGCATGTCCTCGTTCAAAGATAGCGCAAGATCTTTTACAAGGTTTGGGTTCTGGCTGAGCCTTCGTACCGCAGGCATCCAGTCATTGGGGTAGCTTATGGCTATGCAATTCTTTTCGGTAGTGAAGTAGCTGTAGGGTTTCACGTTGCTCACGATCAGGGCGCTTTTGCTGAAGCCTGCCTCTATCATTTTCAGGTGGGACTTGCAGCTGGCAAACTGGCTAGCGTTAAGTGGGGCAAGGCTGACGTCCGCGTTCTCGTACATTTTATGGTAGTCGCTTGGGCGCATGCTTGGCATGGGGTGCTTTGCTTTTAGGAACGCTGGGTATCCGTCAACGTCCGCCACGTATGACTCCACCTCGGAGAGGTCTAGGTTTGCGGCGCTGAGGTCGCCCATGTGATGCTGTCCTCCGACGTAGGCGAATCGCACCTGGTCGCTGGGCTCGCGGTTGACCTGCCAGCGGTCGGGGTCTATCCCGTTTGGAATGATCACTATGTTTCGGTTGTAGGGGCGGACCTTATTAGCGAGGGTGTGATTGGTTACCCATACCTGGTCCGCTACCTTCATGCTTTTTATGATGCGGTCGGCAAGAAGTCTTTCCTCGTACGCGGAGTTCAGCGGGTGAGCCTTCGGCAGTTCCCACCAGTCGTCCTGGTCTAGGATTATTTTTACATTTGAAGCCCTGCAGAGTTTGACGAAGTTGTCCAGCGGCGATACTGGGAAGGCCCTGGAGGCAATCACGTGAGTGACCTTATTCCAGGTTTCTGGTTCTATGTCCGTGATTTGCTCCACGAAGCAGACCTCTATGTCCATCGCCATTAATGGCACGTAGATCCTATGCCAGGCCACGCCTGAGTTTTGTCGGCTGAATGCTAAAACGAAGGGTTTCATTTTTCAGCAAACTTGTCAAGCATATATTTTTCGTACTGGCTGCAGTAGAATTTCATGGCGTCGTAATAGTCTTGGTGCATTGGGAAGTCAATCATAAATTCCTCTGATCCGTCTTCGCCCGCCCTATAGCCGTCAAAGTGAATAAGTACCGCAAGGTGCTCTGGGGTGTATCCGTATGAAAATATTTCGCCTGGCTCTATGTAAATTGTTTCTTTGCTCATTTCTCGTTGGTGTTAAAGATTTATTTTAGTTGCTCGTATGTTGATTGTGAGGATTAGCCCCAATAGTATTCGCATTTGCCGTTCTCAATCGGCGGTGTCATAAAGAACGATTGATACATTTCAGCTGGCGCGGTGAAGCGATAGCAAGTTTCTTTGAGGGCGCAGCCCTCTCCTGTGCATTTGGTTATGTCAGTCATGCTATTCGTGCTTTTGGCATCGCTCCCTACATTCGCCGCAGCAGTTGCAGCTGGAAAAGAAGTTTTCTGGGTTGGAGCAGTCGCCGTAGCTGATTGCTTTTTTTTCGCAGCTGATACATTTGTCTTCCACTTCCGTTTCGTTAAAGATTTCGGCTATGGTAGTGGGGTGAAAGCCAGCAGCAAGCGCTAGGCTTCGGGCCATTTCAAAGAATTCCTCTGTGCTTTCAGCCAGGAGGTTTTGGACCATGTACGTATTTCCGTACGCGTCCTGGTATATCAGCGTGGGTTTGTTTCTCATTTTGCTTTGGTGTTATTGCGCTCCAGCCATCGGCGGTACATGTTAGCGGCTACCGCCATGCGCTGGGGTTTGAAGGGATAGTCCTTTGCCAGGCGAGCCATGGCAATCCTCATAAAGGCTTTGCGTTCTTTTTTCATTCTAGGGCTCCTCTTAGTGTGTAGTTGTCAAGGCTGTTGTGCAGCTGGAAGAAGTGCTTATAGTTGTGTAGCGATTGCTTGACCTTGGCGTAGCCCTTGTCTAGGAAGGATTGCTTCACGTCAAAGATTCCTATGTCTAGGCTGGTTTTGTCTATGACCAGGAACTTCATGTTATCGGCGGGCACTTGGAACATTGTGCAGTAGATCCAGGCTTGTGCGTCGTAGCCGTACTTGTCTGCGCTGTACTTAAATCCGTTAATCTCACCAGTACTCTTCAGATCGCACATGAAATTGTACCTGGCGTCGTAGATGTCTGCCTTGGCTCGGAAGGCGTAGCCCTCCAGCATTTGGATTTCTGGCTTTTCAAACTCGCAGCCTCGGATCAGATCCAGGACGTGTTCATTGCGCAGAGCCGTATCCACGATCCTCATGCTGTCGTCGTAGTCTTTAGCGGTTAGGACGATCTTATTGGTTTTGGCGTTGGCCTCTTTGTAGGCTTTGGCGACTCGGCTTTGGACGTCTACCACCTCAAACCGTTCTGCAAACATTTCTGGCTCTAGGATCATCGTATGGAGCAGCGTTCCTATCTGTAGGGCTTTGCTGTCCTTTTCGTCACCGTAGGTGGTAATGTTGTAGTAGCTCTTTGGGGACTGTAGCAGCCTGATGCTAGAGCTTGACATGGCGTGCTTCCCTAGGTGTCCGTAGTAGAAGTCGTCGTCGCGCATTTTGGCTAGGAGCGCCTCGCGGTCCCACTGCTCGCCGTTGAGTAGAGTAATCATTCGTTGCGGTCGTTAAAGTCTTCCCAGTCGCAGGAGTCGCAGTATCCCCACTTGTTTAGCGAGGCGTCGCAATGGGCGCAGGCCTCAGCCTCGTCCCATGGTGGTGGTGGTCCGTGTTCGCTGCTCATGATATGATCAGGTTTACGATTGAGTCTATGCCCATGATGACCAGCATCAGGACGAAGATCAGGGTGTAGCCTACCAGCAGGGTGCCCGCGTCGGCTAGGGTCAGTTGTGAGAGCTTTTTGTTCATTGTACGTAATTTGGTAAGCCAAGATTAGTACAAGTTTCCCACACCCGCAAGTTTTTTGTTATTTTTTTTCTCGCCAGCTATTGTAGCATACCGCGAGCCTTTGGTCCTGGTCGGGGAGCTCTAGCTTAAGGTCCGCCATGCAGCGACCAATAAACTCATCCTGATTCTCGGAGGCCGTTGGCTTAGGGATTGGCATAGCTAAGGTATAGGGGTTGGACTGCCACTAGGTCGTCTTTAGTCAGGTAGGTAAACACGTCTCTTCGGTTGTGGCGCCCGAGCCATTTGTAGAGCCCGTCTTCTGGTTTAATGAAGTTGCCTCGGAATACTTTTTCCTCATCGTATGGCTCGCAGAGCAGAATTGTAATTTCGCGCAGGGCTTTTGTTTCTACAATGACAAACTCCGTGGGAAACTGAAAGGCTATGTACTCGGCTTCGCTGTGCTTTGATGCCCACCCTGGAAGTCCATAATTGTTTATCATTTCCACCAGAATAAATCCGTTTAGGTGCATTGGCTTAAGTCCTTTGACGTCTACCTTTTTACCTTCCCAGAAGTAATCTATGTGGCGTTTGTCTTCCTCCAGCGTGCCCTTGGTGGCGCCAGTCAGTTCGCGAAAGAGTTTTTCACCCCCCTCCGCAATGGCAAGGCAATGTTTTTTCCTGCCTTCGTTTTGGTACCAATTTGGTTTATATCCTTGGGCCATAGATCTGGAGCACGCGTTCTAGTTTAAGTAACCGTGCGCGGACCTCTTGTATCAGGACAGCCACCTCCATTACGTCTGTTGTGGCCATGGTTTTTTCATTGTATAGCGTCTTCACGTAGCGGTAGGCGCTCTTGTATACCTGAAACCTCATGTCTTCATCGTGGGTTTTAGCGTAGTGCACGAGGCTGCTATGGTTTCTGTTTACAGAATTTGCCAGTTGGAGCAAGGTGTAGTGAGGCCGCAGGGCGTTGCAGTATGCTTTGCGGATCATAACCACCTCGGCCAGCTGTGATTTACATTCTATCTGTTTATTGTATGCCTGATTTACCGTATCGCGGATTTCTAGTAGTATGCTCATTTTAGTGTTATATGTCGTGCGCGGCCCTCTAGTTGGGCCTGGTCTAAGGTTTTGCCCGACACTAAGTAGTCCTTACTGTTTTTAATGTCCCTTAGGCGGAAGTATCGGTAGTGTGGGCTGGCTGGGTCGTTACTTTTCTCACACCGCTTGCCGTGACGTGCTTTGGTGCACTCTGGGCAGAAGCTCCACTGGTGGTAGACCACTCGGTAGATTGCTCCCGTTTCTTTGTTTTCAACGTAGTCGCCCTGGTGTAGGTTGGTTATTGATCCTCGGCCCATCGCTCTATCTTTTCCTGAAGTTCTTTTACCATGTCTTTGTACTGGCTCAGCTCGTAGTTCATTTTGGCGTTCTCTAGTTTTGCCTCGTTGATCAGGCGGTTGGCGTCACGCTCATAGGCTATGAAATAGCTGAGGGCTGTGTCCACCATGGCCAGGTCTATGATCCAGTCCGTTAGTTTTTCTCGTAGGTGGTCATTGCCAGATGCCATGCCGTACAGCCCTTCCTGGACTGCGTGCATCTTCATTTGGTATCCTCGGATGATTAGTTCGTTTAGGCTGCTAGAAAGGGACATCTTTTTCTGGTTTATTTTCGTGGAGCAAGTTCTTATATCCTATGGAGAATCCAACATTGTTTTTCATGGACTCCATCCGTATTGGTTCGTGCAGGCTGGTGGGGCGTCCGCCAGTTTCTATGTCTTTTACTTTCCTGACGTGGATGTCGGTGTAGATCCAGTCTTGGGCGTCCATCGGGTAACGATGTATCACGTAAAATTCGTCGCTTCGGTTTACAAATTTACCGCCACCCTCTACGTCTGCCGCCATCGGTGGCATCGGGTGGCCTTCGTACTGGTGTCCCTTGGTGTGCACTCGGCGCAGGGCTTCTGTGCTAGGGTGGGTATTTAGAATCACCATGACGTTGTGAGTCTTGCAGAAGACTCGTATGTGGCTAGTGGCTTCGTAGTGATACTGGTGCTCCGATACCTTGCCGAGCTTTTTTTGATCTATGGTCAGGGAGTTGTAGGGATCTATCAGCAGTCCCTGGTATGGTGTTTCTGCATGAATTTTTCCGCAAACTTCCAGCAGAGTGAAGATGTCGTAGGTTTCGTCCGTGCGGATAAACTCGTAGTGTCCCATCACAAAGGCGTGGGCGTCGTAGAACTCACGGTCCCCCATGCCTCGGACTGGTTTGCCTACGACAAACTCTATCAGCTTTCGCTGCAGGCTGCCCACATCGTTTTCGCTAGAGAAGATCAGCCACTTGGTCCCGTTGCGCTTGGTGTGCAGTAGGTTGAGGTACATGATCATGTGGGTCTTGCCGACGTTAGCATGGCCCGTGACCACAATGAAGTTGCCTTGCTTGAATCTTAAGAAGTCGTCTATTTCGCGGTGGCCAAAGCGGCTGGCCTCTTTTATTTTTCCGCTTCGCACACGTTCCAGGTAGCCTAGGCTGTCCTCGTTGGTGTAAAGTGACTGGTGTTTCATGGTGCAAGTATAACGAAGAACCCCCTCGCTTGGAGGGGGCTTTTCTTTTTAGAAGGGGTCGTCCTCAAAGTGTTCGTCGTGGGTCCTTCCTGGTTTGTTTAGGATCCAGGCGTTGACTTCCTCCGCCGCTTTGAACATCCCGCGCATGTCTAGGCCGTGTATTGCTGCTAGTTCCACCGCGGCCTTTATGGATACCTGTCGCACGATCAGCTCGTCTTTGCTTCCCGTAGCCATTGGCGCAGATGGTGCGCCGCCAGGGGCGCCGTAGCTAGCTCCGCCGTACTGAAGCTTGTCTAGTTTCATGGTACCTTTTTCGTTTGTGGTAAAGGCCACATCTTCGCCTATGCTGAAGCGTAGGTGGGGTGTTTTGCCAAAGACGGTTCCTTGGTCGCCTGAGTCTAGTGTGACGTCAAACTTGTAGAGTTCGCGCCATTGTCCGTTTGGACTGATGCTGGTTATTTTAGCCATTGAGTTTTGAGTTTATCCAGTTAGTAGTTGTCATGTTATAGTCTAGCGTAGTTTGGTCCTCGGTTCGTGCTAGGAGGTCACCGAGGTTATTGGCGCGAAAAGTTTCGCGCTTGAGTTCACGTTCTAGTGCTTCTATTCTAGCTTCGTAGAAGCTGAGCAGTTGCTCTAGGCTTGATTTGGATAGGTTTATCATTGTTTCGTAATTTGGTTTGTGCTAAGGTTACACGCTTTTTTGACATGCGCAACTACTTTTTTCGGAACTCTAGTAAAATTAATCCTTTAGGTAAGGTTTCGTCTGGCAGCATTTCAATGCGCTTGACGTGTTTTGTGGTGTCGTCTGGGATTCCGCCCCAGGCTTTAAATGTATCTAGTCCAAATTTGGTCGCCATAATCTGGTTGTCCAGGTCCAGGCGCACGTTGGCTCGGCTGATCACCTCTATCTGGTCCCATTTTGTTTTTGGGTAGTGGCTCAGCTGCGCCAGGATCACCATGCTAAAGTGGTCCTTAAACTTTTTTCGGATAGTCCAGTGCTTTGAGGCGTAGAACTTGTTTAGGCTGGGTACCTCAGTCAGTGCTATCTGGATTATCCCATCCGCAGCGCTCTGCGAGTTGTGGATCCAGGGCGGCGATGTCTTGGAGTCTTTGCTTTTCATAGGCTTTGGCGTTTAGACGTGCCTGGGGAGTGCTGTCTAGGTTTGCAAATACCGAGGCGATTTCCGCAAGGATTGCGTCCACCTTATTTCTTGTCGCTGGTTGTGTATAATAATTCCATTCCATGGCTTGTGGAGTTTTGTGAGGCATTGTTTTGTATGTGCTTTAGTTCAGCTTTTAGGTGGGCTATGGCCTTTTGTATGTCTTTTCCCTTTGGGTTGCCTGGTTTTTTGCCAGCGCGAAGAAGGTAGGCTATCGCAACGCCGAGGTTGTAGGAGTCTTCCTGGAAGTCTAGGACCACATCCATGGCCTCAAGCTTTTTGTATTTGCCCAGGTAGTAATTTGGTGTACTCATACCCCAAAGTTAAGTACTTAAGCTTAAGTTAAGCTACTTAAGTATAAATATCAACCCTTAAGTTTACTTAAGTACTTAGGTAGTAAACCTAGGGCTTGACTTTTTTACAACCTCACCCAAATACCTTTCTGCCCCCTAACGCATCCAAATGCCTCAAGGTATAGAACTATACCCTTTCGCATATAAAGTCGCTTAGAACGCCTCTAT